TCCGATCTGGCGCACTGCCGTAGATTTCGCGTGAATTATCCGGCAAGGTTAGGGAACCACTTAGGTTCCTTCCGTTCCCGATCTCTTCCGTTCCGTTCCTTTGACATTCCTCGGAAGCCATGAGGAAGTCCCGCCATGAATCCGCCCTAATCGAGGAATGTGCCAAGGTCCATTCCGTCTCCGTCCGCGCCGTTCGGAATTGGCGCAACTCCGACGACCCCCGTTGGCGCGATTTCCTGCGGTCACGTGCACAGGATTCTCAGTTTTCCTTTGCACGTCCCGAGGCCAGTGCCAAGCCCATGACCCCGGAGGAAACCGAGCAGGCCGCTGCCGTGCGCCATGCCAGGCTGAGTCTGCTCTGTGATCAGGCCGAATCCCGAGGTGACATCAACTCCCTTCCGACTCTTCTGAAGTCCTCCATCGAAGCGCACAAGCTCTGGGCTTCGGTTTCTGAGAACAACCTCAAGATCGCCACCGCAGCCGGTCGCCTTGTCGATGTTTCCAAGGTTTCCGAGTTTATCCTGGGGAATATGGCAATGGCCAAGCAGTTGATGGAAAACCTTCCCGATGTCCTTGCGGCTCGGATCGAGTCCCATGTTGATGTCGGAGGGATTGTCAGAGAAGAAGTGGTCGCCATCCTCCGCGAGCTTGCCAGTGCTTCGGCATCGGCTCCGTGGATTACAAAAACCCCCGCCACCGATGTCACCGGCACTCCAGAGGCTTGAGTCGGATCTCGCCTCGATGTGGGAGCCGAAAGACCGTGTTGATCCGCTGACATGGGCCGAGAGGGAGATCGTTCTGGATCCTCGCTTCTCCCCGCGCCCAGGACGATTCTCCTGTGATTTTACGCCGTACCTTCGTCAGCTTCACCTCTGGTTTGGAGATCGCACGATCCGGCAGATAACCTTTGTGAAAAGCGCCCAGATCGGTGGTACCACCCTGCTGGCCAATCTCATCCAGTACGCCGTCGCCGAGGATCCGGGGCCGGTGCTCTATGTCACCTCGACGGCTGAGAACGCCAAGAGCTGGAGCGAGCGTGAACTGATCCCGCGTGTCCGGTCGTGCGCAGCGCTGCGTCCATTCATGCCGGAGGATCCCGATCTCTTTAAGAAAACCGAGATGCAATTCAAGAGCTGCACGGTCAAGCTGGTCGGCTCCAACTCAGAGGCCAATCTTGCCTCTCGCCCCACCCGCTACCTTTTCTGTGACGAGGTGGACAAGTGGCCGGACGCCTCCGCTACGGAAGCTCCTTCCCTTGAGCTGGCGATGGCCCGCACGAACTTCTACCGGAACATCTGCAAACGTGTCCTGGCATCGACTCCCACGGTCGAGACATCGGCGATCTGGACGCAGTTCATGGCCGGTAGTCAGCACCGTTACCATGTCGCCTGCCGGTCCTGTGGATCAGAGCAGCATCTTGAGTTCGACCAGGTTCGGTGGTCTGATGATCTTCGCCTGCCGGGAGGGGCATGGGATCTGGATGGCGTGGCCGATTCTGCCTGCTATCAGTGCCGGGATTGCGGGGAACTTTGGCCACAGGAGATCCAGAGGGATCTTGTGGCCTCCGGGAGGTGGATTGCTGGAAATCCCTCCGCGCCCCGGGATCATATCTCCTGCCATATTTCCGCCCTGTATTCGCCCCAGATGACGTGGGGGGAACTGGCCAAGCTGTTCCTCCAGAAGCAATCCACTCCCGGAGGCCTGCATGATTTTCGGAATACCTACGAGGGCTTGCCATTTGAAAACCGCGCCGCATCGGTTCGGGAAGAGGCGATCCTCGATCTGCGTACCGGCTACCGGCTGCGTGACATTCCCGATGAGGTCGTGAGGGATGGATCTCCGGTGATCCTGACCATGTGCGCTGATCCGGGTGAGAAACAGACCCACTGGTCGGTGGAAGCTCGCAATGACCAGGGAGAGAGCTGGGTCATCGATTACGGCACCGTCTTGTCGGTGGAGGATCTGATCTCTGCGGATTTCCTAGCGTCCCGCCGGTATCAGTTGCCCGGGGGAGGGGATGTGATCGGGATCACGGCGGGACTGATCGATTCCGGCTTCCTGACAGAAAGGGTTTATGGCGTCTGTGCCAAGTCAGGAGGACTCTACTACCCATCGAAAGGATCCGAAAGCACGTTCGGGAATTACGCCGTGACATCCATCAAGGGGCTGAATCTCCTGCTCTACACCTACGGCGACTTTGCGTGGAAGACGCACCTCTATCTCGAGCGCATCAAAAAGAAGCTCCCGCCACGGCTGCATCTTCCCGAGGACGTAGGACGTGACTTTATCGACGGCCATTCCGGCCAGCAGATGCTGGAGAATAAGAACTCCCGGGTCTCTCCATTCTACTGGAAAAAAGTCGCCGCCGATCACTACGGAGACTGCTCGAAACTCCACTGCGTGGCCTGGGCAATCATGAGGAACAATTTCGGTCGCAGGGAACCGGATCCTGTAAAAGAAAACTGATCAGCATGGTTTGACTTGGCCGCGTTGGCATGAGCGTCAACACGGTCGATCACCAGAGGGTCTCTGGAATCAAAAGCTATCTCCGCTACAAGAGCCTTGAGGAGCTTCAGGTTCTGTCCGATGCCATATTCCTTTCCGCAACGGAGGAGGTCACGATTACCGGCACGGCCTCCGATGGCGGGTCGGCCAATGGCGAGGTCACTTTTCCCAAGTGGTTGTATCTGGAAATCGTGATGGATGTCCGCAAGGAAAAGGGTGACTATCCTGCCAACTCCGACGGAACGATTACCAGCCGCCAGCTTGGCACCCGTCCCGACTATTCTCGGACGTGGTCGGTGACCTGAGTTTTTCTTGGCCCGCGTGTCGGCCATATCGGTCGGCTCTATATGGCAAATGCCAGCGCGGGTAACCCCGTTTGATTTCCCTTTGATTTTTGACAGGTGGCGGTCGGTATGACTGAGCGCAAATCAAACAGGGGCGGGTCACGCCCCGGAGCCGGACGCCCCAAGAAAACCGCAACCGATCTTGCAGCTTACGAGGCATCCTATCGGTTTAATCCGCAACGGATGTGGATTTATAGCCCGACGCTGGATGCTCAAAAGGAGCTTTCATCGGGAAGCCGTCAGGAGCTGATCAAGAAAGCGCAGTGGCTTTACAACAACAGCGGTTTGGCCGGAGGTGCCGTGGACAAGATTGCCCGCCTTGTCGGCCCGCTTCAGCCGCAGGCCCGCACGATGGATGAGAAGTGGAACCGTCAAGCCGAGCAGGCTTTTGGTGACTCTTGCAAGAATGCCGCTTTCGGTGTGGATGTCGCAGGCTTTGTGAACTTTGATCAGGCGGTCCCGCTTCTGGTGCGCCAGATGGCGATTGCCGGTGACGTATTCTGGCAACGGATCACCTCCAGTTCAGGGCGTGGGCTTTTTCGCATTATCCCTGGAGAAAATGTTGGATCGCCCGTCGGCAAAGAGGATGAAGGATGGGTGGACGGTGTTCAGGTCGGGAAGCTTGGCAAGCCAATCCGCTACCGGGTGCTGAAAGCTCCGGCCTCTCAAGACTACAACGATGTCCGCGCCGAGGACATGGGAGGCCACGTTCGCCGTGCTTATCGCGTGGGGTACACCCGCGCACCCAGCTGGCTGGCCCGCGCCGCCAATACCCTTCAAGACATTGCCGAATATCTTGCCTTTGAGAAACAGTCGGCCAAGATCGGTGCCTCGATGGCTTTGGTGATCACCTCACCAGAGGCCGGGCAGATCGGACTTGGTTCTTCACTGGTCAAGGGTCAGTCCACCAGCAGTCAGCAACCGATGACCGTGGATGCTTTGTCCAATGGCTCCATCATTCCGCAGCTCAAGCCCGGAGAAAAGGTGGAGAGCATTCTCAACAACCACCCCGCCGGGAACATGAAAGAGTTCCTTGAAACTCTCAAAGAGGAGATCAGTGTGGGCCTTGGATTTTCAAGCCAGTTTCTTTTTTGTTCCACGGACGCCGGTGGTGCCAACCAACGCTGGATCTTAGAAGAGGCCGCTTCCGCGCTTGATGAGATCCGCGATATCATCACCCAGAGTTTTGCGGCGCCGTTCTGGAGGTTCTGGATTTGGAATGAGATCCAAGCCGGTCGGCTTCCGATGCCCAACGATGGAGAGGATTGGTGGAGGGTGGACTTTACGCCTCCGGCCCGCCTGTCGGTGGATTTCGGAAGAGATGGACGCCTGATGAGTGACCTCCTGCTCCGTGGTCAGATTTCCCCGCAGAGATATTACGCCCTGCAAGGATTGGATGCCGACACTCAGGACGCCGACATCATCCGCTTCGCGGCCCGCCGGAAGAAACTTGTGCAGGAGATCGCCTCACAGGAAGGGGTGGAACTCACAACTTCCGAAGTCTTTCCTCCGGCACCCGGAACTCCGGGCTCGGTGGATCAGTCGGCACCAAATTCAGCTTCTGCGGTTTGACATTGGGAAGGAAAGCAATGTCCAAGGTCTCGCTATTTGCAACAGCTACCGATTCCCGCGTCGACGCCGAGGGCGGAGTGATCCGTGGCGTCCGAGTCATCACCAAGGGTGAAGCCAAAGGACACAGCTTCCTCGGTGAGCCGATGATCATTGACGATCAGACCATTACTGAAGTTGTGGCCGCAGCCGCCACCTTCCCCGATGGGGTTCCGGTTAAGCTTGCCCACGGCACCGACATCGAGGAGTTGATCGGCTCCATCCGTGACATTGTTGCCGATGGCGACTGCGCCCGTGGTGACCTTTATCTCCTCAAGAGTCACGAGAACTACGCGACCATCATTGAGATGGCCGAAACCATGCCTAGCAATTTTGGCATCTCCATTTCCTTCATGAATGCGCCGGAAGCCATCAACGGCAAAGACATGGAGCCGGATGGCGACGAGGACGATGTCTCTGGATCAATCAACCCGCAGTACCAAGACGACATCGTGGCCTATGCGGCACGGGTCTGTGAGCTTTACAGCGCGGATCTGGTCGCCAATCCCGCCACCGGCAACGGAAACGGACTTTTTTCCAACCCATCTATGAGTGAACCCACCACCCCAGAGGCTCCCGTCGAGGAGATCGCCGTGACCGCTGAAGAGGTGGTCTCAGAACCCACCATCGAACCCGCCGCAAAGGTTGCCGAAGTCGCCCCAGAGGTGACCGAGGAACCCGCTTCCGAGGTCAAGGAAGAGCTGGAAGTCAAGGGGCCGGAAGGCACCCAGAACGATCCCGAAGGCGGCAAAGAAGTGAAGGGTCCTGAAGGAACACAAAATCTTCCCGAAGAGGTCAAGGTGGACGAACCATCAAAAAAGGAAAAGGTTCCTGCTCCAGCCGAGCTATCCCGTTCTTGGAACGCGGTCACGACCGAGCTGGAGTCCACCCGGACCGAGCTTTCCAAAATCCAGACCGAGCTTTCCCGCGTCCAGAGCGATCTGGAAACGGCTAAAACCGAACTTTCCAAGCGCGACAGCGAGATGGTGGAACTTCGTTTCCTCCATCGCAGCGTCCTTTCGGTGATGGGCCTTTCCGCATCCATCGAAATCCCTGAGATCGTCGAGGAGGCTCCGGCCCTCTCGATCATTGAGCAGTACGAGTCCATGTCTGCCGGACCAGAACGTCTTTCATTTTTTCAAGCCAACCGACAAGAGATCGAGCGATCCATTGCCGCGCGGTTGAAATAACCCCAACCCCAACCAACCAACACTATGGCTAACAGCTATTCCTCAGCACTGGTCGTGGACACCGCAACAGCGGCTGCCGTGACCGTGCTTCAGTCGAAATTGGCGGCCCTCAAGGCTTTCAATACAGACTTCTCCAGTGACGTTGTGGCATCCGCCGCCCGTCGCACCATTCAGGTCGGTGTCGTCGGCAATGCTGCCGCCGCGCAGACCAATCCTACGTCCTTTGAGGCACAGGGTGACACCGTGACGGCAGCCGCTGTCTCGATGAATCATTACTCGGCCACATTCGGCCTCACCAGCGACCAGCTCAACAAGGGCTTCAAGCTGGAGAAGGTCATGACAGCCAACCTCCGCGCTCTGGCAAATTCTGTCATCGACGCGGCCCTGACACCCCTCACCACGTCCGCCTACGGAACCGCCGCATATAACACGGCGATCAGCACGGCGACCGGTGGTCAACTTGGCAACACCCTCATCACGGCGGGTCTCCCTGCTCTGTATTCCGCCCTCAAGGACGGAACAGCAAAGAACCTCGTTCTGGACGGCAGCTACATCGCGTATCTGCTCCCGCAAACCGGATACAGCATCAACTGGGGCAACCAGGGTGCGTTCGGGTTTGATGGCGTGTTCATCAACAACCGCTGGACCGGAGTCACCGGTGGCAGCGATGCCCTCCTCAACGGCACCACAAAGACCATCAAGGGATTTGCGGCTTCCCCAGAGGCTCTGGCGATGGCTTCCGCCCTCCCGTACATCGACCCCGCCGTTGCTGGTCTCCTCCAGCAGAGCGAGGTGATCGAGATCGCTGATCTCGGTCTGTCCGTTCAGATGAATATCTGGGGATCACTCTCCAGCCGTTCCCTCTACGGAAGCTTTGATGTGATCTTCGGTGCGGCCAAGGCCGACGGATCGGCCCTGAAGTTCATCACCGCCTAAGTCTCTTAGGTTCTCAAGCAGAGGCCGCTTCCTTCACGGGAGGCGGCCTTTCGCTTTTTGTAGCTTTTGACAGGCGCGGCTTCTCTGTGAACCGATCCTCGATTGCCGCATTCCGAGTCCGCGCAGCCAACGTGGCTGCCGATGCAATGGGGACACTGATCCAGCTCGGCACCGGAACGGCCTTTTATGCCCACGTCACGGTTCCGCAGCCGACCATGTCGTTGGAGACCGGAGGCTTCAATACGGACAAATCGATCCGCGCCAGATGGCCGATGACTCGCGCCGCCCGTCCTGCCGTCGGAACCAAGCTCACCTTGGTTGAAGAAGGAGTCACTTACCGGGTGGAGACATCCACCAGCCTGCCGGGATCACCTTTGTCGGCAGAGATCCTGGTCACCGCCGTCCGCGAGTAAACGATGAACCCTCTCGCCGTAGAATCTGCTCTCAAGTCCGCGCTGAACGCCTCGGCCTTCCCGACCACGACGATCTACACCGGTTCCGACTACGAGGAGCTTACCCCCGAATCGCTGAATCTCATTGTCTCGGTGGACAGCTTTCAGGCGGTCGGTATCGGCCTCTACACGGCGAAGGCGGTCATCCGCGTCATGTCTCCGGCTCTCCTTGGACAAACCTCCTACAACGAGTTTTCCGCCACGTTGGAGACGCTCAAGAGCGCACTGCTCCAGAGTTATTTGTTTGCCAACTGGCCAGCCACCGACGCCCCGAACCTTGCCGGGGCGTATCTCGATTCCATTTCCACCGGCCAAGACAACCACGCCTGGACGGCGGAGATCCAACTGACCCTCGGAGTCAGGGACTGAAAAGCGATTTGACACCACTCAACCAAGTAACTCCCAACCACCTACCTTATGGCCGCAACTCTCCTCGGATCTTCAACTGGCACCAGCTTCGGCTGCACCGCCGAAACCGGCATCCTCATCAACTCGTTTTCCATCAACACCACCTCGGACAAGACCGAGGTCAAGGATGAGACGGGGAACGTGAAGCTCCTCGCTGTCACCAACCCCCGCGCAGCCATCTCAGTCGCTGGCACGGTTGCTGGCACCACTGGAGTGGTCGCCGCTTCGGTCGGAGTCGCCCTGACTTTGGCCAACATTGAGTCCGTAGGAGGCTGTGCGGCTGGACTGGTCATCGTGGACTCCGTTCAAATCAGCAAGAAGCCCGATGGTTTCAAGGACATCTCGGTGAGCGCGACCCGCTACCCGCTGATCACTTCCTAAAGAATTTCAAAGCTCAAGCCCCCGGCTTAAAGGGGGCAACTTTTTGAATATACCCATGACTGAAGAACCAAATTGTGAGGGAAGCTGGTTTTCCACCAGCGACATGAAGCTGGCCATCTCGATCCACGCGGCCGGATTTGCATTCAAGCCGTTTGCGGAATGCACTCGGATGACCGACAGCCAAGGCAGGGAGAGCTTTACTTGGCATTTCCAGACCAAGAACTCCGACGGAGAGGACATCGTTCCGTTCTTGACCGCATGGGAAAACCCACTTGGCGAGGGGCTTGAGCGTCCATCCAACATGGTCTGCTTCCTCGTGGCCCGCGAGGCAATGTTTTCTAGGCATCACATTATTTCGGAAAGCCACAAGGTTCCGAACGGATCTCTGGCCAACCGTGGCGACAAGCGTCTGGTCATCTCTCCCAAGTTGGGCCGCAACGAACGCAACCGACTGGCCGAAATGGCTTCCTGAGTGATGCGTCCAAAAAACCTCAATTTCCAGACACGTCTTTCCGACGTGTCGATGCCGTAAACCCAACCCAAAAAAACCTGAATATGAATGACGATATGACGCCGGATCTCAACGAAGAAACTACGGAATCCCGCAACAAAGCCCTTGATGCCAATCTCCTGCGCGGAGGCGACGAGGTGGCCGGAATGATCTTGCGCCCCATTACTGCCGGAGACTTTGCCCTCATGGTGGAAGCCGGAGTGAATGTCCTGCTTGGTCAGAGTGACTCTATTCCCTACGACATCGCAGCGGTCCTGTATTGCCAGACACGCCCGGAGGGAGAGATGAAGAAGCTGGCCTACAAGAAGGGAGCCTTCCGCGTGGCCGTTATTGATTTTCTTTACACGCTCAGGCCTTGGATGTTTGAGGAGGCCACGCCCAAGGTGCTGGAAGCCATCCAGCTCATGAACAAGGCCCGCACGTCGGTCAGGGGTGAGGCGTCGGTATCGGAAGGAGAGAACGACCCAAAAGCTGGAGACCGGGCTGGCTGACCAGCTACGTCGCAAGACTCGCTGAAAAGACATCCTGGTCGCTTGATTTCATTCTCTGGGGATTGCCACTGACCGAAGGCGTCCGGCTGCTGGACTACTACGTCTGGCTGGACGGAAAATCCCTTCGGTGGAGCGATGACATCATCGAGGTGGGATTACTTGGAGAGGACTAAAGCCAACCACTTACCACGGGATATAGGACCTCGGATCTTGTCCAGGCGTTCCCACATTTCTCTTGGCATGGATAGGGAGCCGGTCACCGAGACACGGCCTTTCCCGCTTCCCTTTTTTCTGCCCGATCCGGCCCTGTATCCTCCGTGCTTAGATGTCGGCTTCATCACGGAGTCCTTGGAAAACGGGAAAGCGTGGCGCGGATTTCATGCCGCGTGACTGATATCGGAACCGGATCATCTTGCCCATCATGCTGGCTCGCTTGTTCCAAAACTCTCCGCGCTGCTGATCGGTAAGCCCCGTCCCGATATGGAACCGGATGGATGGGTCACTCTTCAGGCGCACAAAAAAGGAACCAAGCCGGTCATCGGTGAAGAGATCACTGCGCTCCGGCTCCATGCCGACGATTTCCGCTTCGGCGTCCTCATAGGGCTTCAGCTTGAGCATGAGGCCCTCCTCTGGAGTGGAACGTCCGGTCTTGTATCGACCATCAGGTCGCCGGATCACAAGGCCCTCATGATTGTCATCCAATGCCTGTTGCATTAGCGGGGTAAGTTCCGTCATGCACTGCACAAGGGTCTGCTCAATGCAAATGACACGACCGGAAAGATTTAGCGTCAATAGGACGTGATCCAGCGCGGCAATTCGATCAGAAAAGGCAGTTGATAGAGGCGTGGCAGCCTTGGGGTCAATATAATCAAAAACAGCATATAGGAAGTCGGGCTTTCCATTCCGTGACATGATGGCCGAGGAAGTACCGTGGAAGTCCTCTCCCTTGACGACCAACTCCCCGTCGAATCCGATGGGACAGTTTTGCTCTAGCCATAGGCGCGTGGCAAAATTGGGGATTGGTTTCATTGTCCTAGTGACCGCTGCCGGTCTCCCATCTTTCTCCACAATCAGACACCGGATGCCGTCATATTTAGGCGACGCCATGAGGGGCAGTTCCACTCCTGAAAAGATGTGGAAATTGGCCGCCAGCATTGGCTCGGATAAGGAGAAGCTCATGAGTGGAATTTCGCTAAAAATTCGGTTTTTGTAAATAACAAAAACCGAAATTTTTTCATGTTTTGACAGCCGGTGATCAGTGGATATGGCAAAGAAAACCGAAGTGGATTTTAGCAGGCTTCTCAAGCGCATGAGGCGTTACGAAGAAGTCACCGGCAAAGAGATTTCCGGATCGCTCCGCCGAGGAGCGCGACTTTTGGGAGTGAATCTCGCATATTCCGTGCCCCCTTATGGATCAGATCCAAAAGCAAAAAAGAAAGGTGAGATTGCCGTCCAGAACGACATCATCAGAGTCTACACTCCATCCAAACCCATTTCATTAAAACATCCTTCTCGTGCTTTGAGTTTCAAAGAACAGATTGAGAAATACATCACCAAAAGCCCTCGGCTCAAATTGGCCGTTCTCTCCGCTATCAAAGCGTCCGATCCTGCTAAATTAAAAACCATCCTCGGTCACCTTCCGACTTTCAGCAATTTACTTTTTGACCGGTCGGTTGATCCTTCCATTCACAAACGAACTCGTAATGATTACGGGCGAGTTCGCAAAAGATGGAAAAGCCGGATTGTGGTCATGGATTCCAAAGAGGTAAAATCCTACATCACGGCCCGTCAGGATCTGGTTGGACTGACAAAGTCTGCTTGGGCTGCCTGTGCCCAGGATGTCAATGCCGACGTGAAAGATGCCCTTCGAGGCATCCCGGCATGGGTAAAACGTCATGTCTCCCGTGTTCCTCATGCCGTGACGGACAAAAGTGAGGGATTGCTTCCGCACATCACGTTGACTTCAAAGATCCCGTGGGGCGAGAAGGCCCTCCGACCTAAAGACCACAAGGAAGCCATCAGGATCTCGCGTGAGAAGTTTTTCAAAAGCATGGGATATGAGATCAAGGCCGCGTTAAAAAAAGCCGAAGGGCAACCTTTTTGACTCAACCCCTCTGAGATATGGCCGATATCAACGTAACAATGGGGGTGGATGGAAAATCTGCCGTCATCGGATCATTCAAAGAAGTCGGCAAAGCTGGCAAAGAACTTGGCGAGGCTCTGATGGAGCATACCAAAAAGTTGGCGGAAATGTATCTTGGTTTTGAGTCCTTGAAAAAAGTCGTTGAAAGTTTCAAAGAGGCAATGGATGAGGCGGCAAAGCTCAACGAACTTTCCGACCAGACAGGGATTGCGGTTGATCAGCTCGGAGTCCTTGGCCGAGCGTTTGAACTTTCCGGCCAACAAGCCGACGATATGGGAAAGGTGGTCAACAAGATGCAAAAGTATCTGGTTGAAGCCTCTGACAACGGAAGCGAGGCCGCTTATCACATAGCCGGTCTCGGTCTCAGCATGGCCGAGCTTCAGAAACTTTCCCCGGATCAGCAACTGGAAGCAGTCGGCAAAGCCGTTGCCTCGATCTCCGATCCCAGTGAGAGGGCCGCAGCCAGCATGGCGATTTTTGGCAAATCAGGCGGAAAGCTCATGGAACTTTTCACCCACTTTGATGAAAAAGTGGAAGAATCCAAAGGGCAACTTGGTTCTTATTCCGAGATCATGGGCATGAACTCCGAGGAGCTGGAAAAACTCGGCAACACGATTGAAAAAAGCGTCGGCCACAAGATGACCGAGTTTGCTGTTGGCGCACTCAGTAACGTGACCGGAGGACTTCAAGGACTTGCGGATATCGTGGCAAACTTTGACGCCGCCAAGTTTGGCAAGGAACTCACAGCCAACATGGGTGAACCCTTGAAAGCTTTTGCCAATGATTTGAAAGAAGGCAACTTCAAAGCTGCGTTGGCAATCGCCCTTTCCACGGCCACAATTTACGCCGAAAAGATGGGCAATGAGATCATGCGGGTTCTCAAGGCGGCTTTTGTTGGGGTGGGCGTTTTTGCTTTGGAATCCTTTGCCACAGATGCCCCGCTGTTCCGTGGGATGTATCAGGCTTTTGCAGATGCCGGTAAGTTCATTTTCAACACGCTGAAAGAAGCGTTTCTTCAGGCCGGAACGGCTGCCAATGCCTGGGTAAAACTTGCCGTGGCCGCGCTCCGCATGGATCTCCCTGCTGTTGGTCTTGCATTGGCCGAACTAAAATATGTCCACGGAGAGTTTTCCACTCAAGTGGAGAAGACCTCAAAGTCTTATTCCGACATCGCCGAGGATGCAATGGCCGCTGCCGAAGCCAGCTACAAAAACAAAGAAAACTTTTTTGATACCGTAAAATCACAAAAAGAACTCAACGAACTGATCAAAAAACAAAACGAAGAAGCTGCCAAACACCCCGAAAAACAAACTGCTGCAACCACAAAAACGCCCGCAGGCGGTGGTGGTGGCGGTAATGGAGGTGGTGGCGGTAATGGAGGTGGCGCGGTATGGAAAGCAAAGATGGCTCCGATCATTGACGATGCTTCGATTGCCACTGGACTTTACAAAAACACCGGAAACCTTGGCCTTGATATGCAAGAAATGCTGGCCGGTTCTTCCATGCAGATTTCTTCTCAAATGGCCAAGCTCTTTGATCCACGCATTGCCACGGCTCAAAAGACAGGAAACTTTGAAGGTGCGGCGTCCCTAATGCGCGAAAGGGCTGTCCAGACTCAGGCACAACAAGAGAATGACCTTCGTCGTTCCCAATTCGAGATGGGAGGCTATGGTCGCGCCGCAGCACAGCAGATGGTTGACCAAGAGAAAGCCCGCTATGGACGTCTCCTGACCGACTCAGTCAACAAAACTTCGGGACCCCTTGGTAGTGGAAGTGCTTCAGGCCGAAATCCTGATGGTAGTCCTCTTGCAAAAAAAGACCCCGTGGATGCACTGGCGGAATGGTTAAAAGGTGATTTCAATAAATTCCTGCATCAAGTCCTTCCCCAACACGCCATATCATGATTTACCAAGGAGCAAGCACAGAGCTTATTTTACAGCCAGGCAGCACGGTTTCAATCGATCCCAATGGGCTGATAACTATTGTTAAAACCTATGCTTGTGCTTCAACGTTTAATCCAAGCAATTCAAATGATCCACTGACTCTCAGTGTTGGAGAACAAGGCGACAACGGAACAACACTTTTCACAAAAACAGAAACAGTTTCCAACGGAATAAAAACCATTACTTGCACATATCACGGCGCATCGGGATCAAGCCGGGTTTCTAATTCAACACAAGTTAAGTCTTTCGATTATTTGGGAATGATTGGAAACACACTGACTCGCGTTTCTGGAAGTTATTACGCACCAACGTACACAATCGAAAAAGCCGTTTTAGTAAATCAAGACACTATTTCAACGCCAACCCTTAATGATATTAATGGCGGATATGTGAAATTCTCAAAAGTTTTTGGTGGTGATTACAATATAAATAGTGCATCAGATTTGCAATCCCTTCTGAATTTCCAAGTTGATCCCGTTTCTGTATCGCGCACTAATTACGGATCTGTCGATGTGTTAGTGAAAGTGTTTTCAATCACTAGCATTTACGGATGATCAATCTGGTCAAGTTTAAGCAGTACCTTTCCAGAAAACCAACTGGAAACGATTCTCCGGTTTCCATCAAAGCAAAAGATCTGGACGGAAACTTTGATGCGGTCACCTTACTAGATTCAAGCCGTGGAATTTATTCTGCGGATTACACGATTCGAGGAACAGAAATCGTTTTCCGTGATCATGATCTTCAGGCGTCCTGGCAGAAGATTTTAGTCACCGATAAAAACGGATTCACAAAATTAATTTCAATCTTAGGAACTGATGGAACTGATGATGCTATTGATCCCGCATCGTTCCAGATCGTGATTCGTTCCAATTCAGAAGCCGGATATGTGTGGGGAATCGGTGCGCTTTCTGCAATCTTTTCTGATTTTCAAGGTTCCAACCGCATTTCGATTACCGGGACCATTGATGGTGCTTCGGGATGGTATGCCATCAGCGCGAATGACGAAATGTGGCTGGAATTAACTTTTGACCAATCCAACGGATCGGTTTCTAGTGTTTCTGTAAAAACCAAAGGTAATGGAAACTCATATTCAACTAGCGCTGGAAAATTTAACAAAATCATAGGCAGAAATCTTGGCACATCTACTGTTCCACGCATTCATCAAATCATGCCGATTGGAGCGCAGCGAGTATCCAATGAATGTGTGAACGGCACCTCAAGTGCCATATTGGTTGCATTTTGAATTATGGCTACTGGAGATTGCAGTGGTTATTTTGAGCAACTCAGAAAGGTTTCTGTTCTTCCATTGGCTACATACGATCCTATTGAACATGGCCCAATCCTTGGAAACTCAACAGGAAACATCACACCAACAATATCAACGGCAAATATCGGATACACTTTATTCCAAGTAAACAACGGAACGTCTTTGGCTTATTTGCAGGACATTGATTATTCCAACACTGTTGATGGTGGGTGTTTACCCGTACATCACATGGGAAATCCAACAATCGGAAATGTTTCGGTTTCCATTGAGGCGCAAGAGTATTTTGAATATGGCGGAAGATATTTGGCCAGTTCTGGAGAACCCACAAATACGGATTCCCCGACTTTTTATGACATATATTCCCCGTCTCCGCTTCCCTGGTGTGTTCGTGAAAAGGATGAAGAAGGAAATCCGTTTTCCCAATGGGATGGATCTACGGTTTTTCCCGATTCAACCGGCCGCCCCTCAAAATACAACACAAAAGCCGTAACCGTTTATGGAAACGGTTCCGATTTCTGCATTGAGTTGTCAGCAGCGGAGGTTTCTAACTTTTATTATAAAATCAGCAAAATAGCGATTTCTCCTTCTGTTGTTTATAAAGCGAGTGCCGCTAATGCAACCGGATCGGTGACTCTTTGCATCGACGGCACCATCAGTTCAAAAAACGATTACAAAAACGTCGCTGCAATCACTGGAGCTTTACCCACTCAATATGTGGATCGAAAAGAAACCGCATCAGGCCAGCCATTGGTCATTACGCGTCCCAATAATCCAGAACTCAATATCTTTTCATGTCATTTGCCGATTGTTTCGGGAGCTTGCCACGGTACAAATATAACTTCTGGTATTGGAAATTGCTTAAACGTTTCCACCACGAATTTAAGTGGAGCAACGACATCGGGGGCACAAGCAACAATGACGGCCTCTTGCGCCAATGGAACGGTGCTTTCTTTTGGAAACAATTCATTCTTTCCAAATTCCGAAAACATTATTTTTGCTGGAGGCAGTTATTGGTACAAACCTCCTCATGTTTCAATTTCCGCTTACACTTCATTGTGGGCACTTAAATCCATTACATTGTGCGAGGGAACCACAACAACAAAACCAACAAAACATATTGTCACTCAGACAATCTCAAAAACTCAATCGCATCCTACAACTTCTGCCACTCCGTCTTCAACATCATCGGAATCCACAAGTTCTGCTCCCTTCACGGGAACAACCGAAAGCACCCCACCTACCACAAATACGCCACTTCCAACTTTAGCTATTCTTGATTTAAGTATCTGTGATTTCATGAAGGTAGTTTGTGGTTGGGGTGAACAAGTAATGTGCGGCCCCGGCGGGGATGGCGGTGGAATTAATTGCCCGTCAGGCTTAATTATTGCAGATTCAAGTCTTAATGGAATAATCAACCCCGATTATGAGCCTCCCGGCTATGCGGCTGCGAATGCTGCGTGGAAAGCTTCTTTGGAATCCATCAACCTTTTTATTGAACAGGGAACAAAAACATCGTCGGAAATTGAAGTATTGTTGAAAATTTCAAATTGGGATGCTTTCAATGCCGCTTCGGTAGCCTCCGCGCAATTTACACAGGATGTAGGGTATTCAGGTCCTGTGGTCTGGGACATACCCCCTGTGGCGATTAATCCAACTACGGGAGACCCGGTGGATTCAACCATTGATTTTCAGCCCGACGTTTACCCATAGGAGTTATGGTTGAATTGCCGCCAACTTTGGACGAATTAAAATTGGTTTTAAACAGATTGAACTACGAGGCAATCAAGATTCCAAGCCATGTTCATTCCAAGCATTTAACCTACGCCGAGCAGTTAAACCTATGGCAGAGGCTTGTAACTGAGGAACCTCAATATCGCGCCCTTGCAAATTCTATTCTCGAACCGATACGCAAAAAACTGTCTAAAAATGACAAAACAAACCAAGAAAATGCCATTTCTGCAAAAATCAAAGAACTGATTTTTGTAAAAACTCACCAAAACGACATTGAATATCCCAATGCGCCTGAGATGGCCAAAAAACTTTCTCTTGCCGTTGCGGGGTGGGCATCCTCCGGGTTCAAAATGTCAACAACCGATCAGGTGTCTGAACGGTTAAATATCTGCAAGACTTGTGATTTTTGGGATTCCTCAGCCCTTGCCGGTTCTGGACGCTGCAAGCATTGTGGTTGTTCGACGCAAGCCAAGATCCGCCTAGCAACAGAAAAATGTCCTGTTGGGAAATGGTGAAAATCTATGTTCAGATTGCAAGTTATCGAGACCACGATCTACCCAATACCGTTGCCGATGCGCTCATTCAGGCTGAGTTTCCGGAAAATCTGACTTTTGGTATTTGTTGGCAATTTGGAGAAAAAGAAAACCCTTCAATTTATGATCATGACCCGCGCTTTCGGGTTATCAAGATACCGTCAATTCAAAGCAGGGGTGCTTGTTGGGCAAGGAGCCTCTGCAATCAAAGGTACCAAGGGGAGGATTTTGTGCTTCAAGTGGACTCACACACCCGTTTTGCAAAAAATTGGGATACAACAACGATTGATTGTTTCAAACGACTTCAAAACTCAAAAGCCATCCTGACTTCGTATCCGGCAGGATTTACGCCACAGGAAGATCGCGCCGCGTGGCATCCTGTTCCACTTGTCATCAAAATCACCAATCTTGGAGAGGACGTTGATGCCGAACCAGATCATCCTCATCGATCCATGCGGTCTGGACCTTGGAGAGCAAGGCATTTTGCTGCTGGTTTTGTTTTTGGAACCGGAGAAATGATTCAAAAAGTTCCCTACGATCCCGAGATGTATTTCAAAGGAGAGGAAACTTCAATGGCCGTGCGGCTATTTACTAATGGTTTTGATCTTTGGCATCCAGACCGACACATCTGCTGGCATCATTATACCAGGCAAGGATCACCACGTCATTGGAGTGACATTTCCGATTGGGCGGAGATGAACAATGTGGCAGCTCAACGTCTGAAAAGCTTATTGGGCAAAGAATCTGCCGATCTTGGGGCCTTTGGAATAGGAAAGGTCCGGTCCTTGCAAGATTGGATAAATTATTCAGGCATAGATTACAAAAGGGGAATCCTTCACCTTGACGTTTTGGAAAACCTTCCTCCTCCCGTGAACCTTACTGATTCTTCTAGGTTTCATGCTGTTGCCAAAAGATTTTCCGATTTTGTTATTTGGAATCCTTTGAAAATCAATGGCATCAAAGATGCCCTTTTTTTGGCTTTTGTAATCAAGGATCAGTATGGCCGAGACTTGTACCGTCAAGATGTTTACCGAGAGGAAAAGCCTGACATATTTTCCCAACAATGCCATGAACTAAAAATCGAGTTTGATTACTTTCCGCCGCAAAAGATTCCAACGGAATTAACGCTCTGCCCCATGTCAGAAAAGGAAGGGTGGTTGCCTTTTGTTACCATTTCCCTGCGAGATGCTATGATATGTGGTCCATCGGGACTGATGTTTTGACATTGATCATAGTATCAATGGCTAACACGCTTTCCAGAACCATCAAGCAGGGTGCATCGGAAAGCTTTTCTCTCACCCTTACCGACTCGACCAGCGCGGCCATTAACCTTACCGGCTGCACCTTTGTCGCCCGCATCCGGCGGGCTGCCGGATATTCTCTTCTGGCATCATACACGCCGACCGTGACCAATCCCACTCAGGGAAAAGTCACTTTCAGCATGACTCCTGCGGTCACGGCTTTGATCCCTGTGCCATTCCCAAGTGATGCGTCCCATGTCTTTGATGTCATCATGACCAAGGCCGACGGGTCTAAGGTCTCCCTAATCGAGGGAACGGCAACCATCACCCCAGCCATATCATGAGTGACATCACAGTGGTGGTCTCGGATTCGACGCCACAGAACGTTGTGGTCTCTTCCAACACCCCTGAAATCACCGAGGTGGTAAATGTAGGCCCGTCCGGTGGCGGCGTTTCCTACGACCAAAGCCTCAATACGACTGATTCTCCGACATTTGTAGCAGTCAACACCTCGGATGGAACCCTTCAAGGAGGAATCTTTCCGGGCTTTTACGCCGACGGTCATGGTTTTGAAATGACGCATGGAAGCCAGAATCAAGGAACAATTGATGTCTTTGCCCCATCACTTTCCAGTGGTCAGTCTCTCAGCGTAACTTTGCCATCGTTATCGGGAACGCTTGCTTTAAACAACCAACCGGGAATCAGTATTGTAGCCAGTTCTGTTGCTCTTTTAGATCCTATAAATCTGCCTGACTACACAGGTGGAATTTCTCTTGGTTTTACCGGAAACGTTGATGGTATTTTGTTTAATGCAACTGGCGGTGATGGTTCATTTCATTTAACGCATCCACAATTAGATCAGACAGATTATGTAGTTTCCCTGCCAGCAGCCTCTGGAACGATTGCTTTGGCATCAAGCAGTTCGCCTCTACAAGTCAACGATATAGCAACAACCGGCAATGGTGAATCGGTAAGCGTATTTAGCAACAATGTGTTGATTGCGCTTGATAATGGCGACACATCAACTTCTTACAGTGCATCTGGAATTTCTCGCATCTATGCCGGTTCCGAATACAATATTGTGCTTCCATCGTCATCGGGCATTCTTGCCCTCACCAGCGACCTTCCGACTTTGTCTTCATTGGGCGCTCAAACGGCTGGAAATTACGCAACGCTTGTGGGCGGCCTTGTTCCTGCGTCTCAGCTTCCCAGCTATGTAGACGATGTGCTAGAATACGCGGGCACCAGCAATTTTCCCGCCACGGGAGAAACTGGCAAGATCTATGTGGCCACGGGATCTGGTAAAATTTACCGCTGGACGGGTTCGATCTACGTGGAGATTTCTCCATCTACGGCTCAAGTTCAGTCGGATTGGAATGCCTCTTCCGGCTTGGGCGTGATCCTAAACAAGCCAACTTTTTTCAGCGGGTCTTATACCGACCTCACAAGCAAACCATCACTCGCCACGGTTGCAACCAGCGGGTCGTATACCGACCTTACCAGCAAACCGACTCTGGGAACCGCTGCATCTAAAGATATTCCAGCAACAGGCAACGCCTCGGCCACGCAAGTGGTCTACGGATCGGATACACGACTGACCGATGCCAGGACCCCCTCCTCCACGCTTGCTCACAAATCCACCCATGCCACGGGTGGATCGGATTCACTGAGCGCAGCCGACATTGGTGCGGCTGCCGCATCGCATACCCACACAAAAAGCCAGATCACGGATTTTCCAACACTAGGCACGGCATCGGCTAAAGACATTCCGGCCTCTGGCAATGCATCGGCAACGCAAGTGGTTTATGGTTCCGACACACGGCTCACCGACTCAAGGACACCTTCGGTTCACGCTTCCAGCCACGCCAGCGGGGGAAGCGATGCGCTGACACTTTCGGCGTCACAGATTACCGGCCTTTCCTCGGTCGCCACCTCTGGGGCCTATTCTGCGCTCTCTGGAACCCCTTCCTTGGCAACCGTAGCCACCAGCGGTTCGTATACCGATCTCAGCAATCTTCCCGTCATTGCCAAGAAATCGACGGCAGACATGAACAGCACCAACACAACGCTTGCCGACGTCACGGGGCTTACCAATTTTGTCTTGGAAGCCAACACGATGTATCGGTTTGAGTTTGCCGGCCGTCACACGTGCGTCAGCGGTGGATCGCAGTATCTGGTTCTCAATTCCACTCAAGCTATCGCCAATGCGTCCGCGCAAGGATGGTATGTCATTTTCGGATCTCGAACTGATGCTGGATTCTCCAACCCATCCGGTAACTTGTACGCTTTCATCAATCGCCAAAGCACCGGCAATACCAACAACCCCTCAGCGGCGGTTTATTACATCATGACCGGCTCCTCCGCGCCGACCATGAAAATTCAGTTTTCCCAAACCGGAACAGCAACCGGAACATCGACGCTACTCTCTGGGGCCGTGGCCGTATTCACAAAACTGATATGAGTGATCTCAAGCCTCTTTCCCAATCACTTAAAGAACTTTTTCTGGCTGCCGGTGGCGGTCATGGCCTTCTTGCCATTTTTGTTGCCCTTGCGGGGATTATTTATATTCCATTCCGCGTTTCCTCTATTGAAGAACACGATCGGCTTCAGGACGGCAGGCTCGCCGCCATCGAACAGGACGCCGCGCAACGTCGGGAGCTTCTGGCTTCGGTAGCGGCCACGGTTCAATCCATTGACCTCCGTTGTCGCAGGATTGAAGACGCCCTGACACGGCACTAAGTTTTGACACGCCTCTGGAGGAGATGAATATCCTCCGCATCGTCGGATTACTGGCGCGGCATTTCTGGTTCAGCCTTCTCTACGTTCTGACCTCAATCCAGCTTGCCCTTGGATGGCAGATTGTGATCTTTCGCCACCGGCTTCACGAAAAACTCCTCAAATGGGCCGCGAGGGTAACGCCATTTATCGTGATCCTGACCCTTTCAGGATGCGCATCGGCTCCAAAGCATGACTACATCGCCCCATCGCCGGTGGCGGTCGTTTCCTCGGTCTCCTCGGCCAGCACGGCAGCGGTCGCCCTGAGTGGCTATGTCGCCCCCGGTGGCGAGAAGGCCTTTACGGAACTGACCAACTCGCTCAACGCGGCCCAGATCGCCGTTGGTCAATATGTCGGGAAAGTCAACGAACAGGCCCGGCAACTGGAGTCGGCTCAAAATGACGTGGTCTACTGGAGGTCTAAACAACAAACGGCGCTTTCTGAGCTTCTTTGGTGGCGTGGGATTGCCCTGCTCTCAATCCTCGCCGTGGTCGGTTACATCGGCGTAAAAACGGCATGGAGGTTCACGTTTTGAACTTCCTCAAAGCCGCACTCTGTGAAGCCAATGGAGACCCGTCCTCAGTCAGGATCGGACTTTGGGTGGTTCTTTTTACCGTGGTCGGAGTAACCGTCTATTTCATCACGCGGCACGTCCTGACCCGCGACGTCGTGGATTGCCCTCCCAACATTGCCAACCTTTTGAGCGTGGCGATTGGGTCACTTTCGGCAGCCAAAGGCATCAGCAAATTTGCTGAAAAACCATGACCATCGAAGACATCCTGGCTGCGGCCTCGGTGGCCTCTTATCCAGCAGCCTTCCGCAAAGCGCTTGCGCTGGTCCTCCAATGGGAATGTGAATACGCCGCTGATCACAAGACGATCCGGTGGGAAAATGACCCCGACGATCCGGGTGGAGCCACTTTTGCTGGTCTTTTAAAACGCGACGGGGAGGTGACTGATGCTTCGACTCCCGGTGATATTGCTTTCTGTTATTTCAGCAACTACTGGATGGTTTTTACGGGACTTCCCTCTCCGGTGCAATCGGTCTGTTTTGTCTCCGGCGTGAATATCGGTATCCACCCAGCCATTCGTGCCCTTCAGTTTGCGCTCAATGATTACTCGGCCAGACTGACCATCGATGGATCCCTCGGTGATGTGACCCGTTCCGCAGCGATGTCCGTGTCCGACTCGACCGGACTAGCCATGTCGTTCCTTCAAAAGGTGCGCCGCCACTACGAGGGGATCGTGGAAAAGCGTCCTTCCCAGGGGAAATTTCTCAAAGGTTGGCTGAACCGGCTCGACGCCTCCAAGTCTCTCCTGGCATGAAACGCCTCGCGCTCACCGGGCTGGCCCGCAGTGGCAAATCCACCGCAGCCGAGTACCTGGTAAAGCGTTACCATTTCCAGCGGCTCTCCTACGCAGCGCCTATTAAGCGAATGATTCGCTGCCTGCTCATCGAGAGTGGTGCCGGATTCGTTGAGGCTCATGAGATGGTCGACGGCATTTACAAAGAGCATGAAACGCCTCTCCTGCAAGGCCGGTCGCCCCGGTATGCACTCCAGCAGCTCGGCACGGAGTTCGGTCGCAATATCATTGCCCAAGACATCTGGCGGGCGATTCTGCTCCGGAAAGTGCGCCATTCCCTGCACCCTGTGGTCGTGGATGACCTCAGATTCTCGGATGAAGCCGATGATTTGAGATCGGAAGGATTCACATTAATCCGCATCGTCCGTCCTGGCACCGTCACCAGCTCGGTGCATGTCTCCGAAGGGCAGGAGTTTGACGTGGACCATGTAGTGGAGAACACGGGGGATCTTTCCGCGCTCTTCGCCCACATCGACTCAACCCTATGAGCATCCAAGGAAACATTGCCAAAGCCGCGCTTGATAAGTTTCCCGATACTCCAACCCTCACGTTGGCAAAGAAACTCTACAAAAAACACCCCGAGGTCTGGTCAAACCTTGAGTCTTGCCGTGGCACTCTCATGTACCATCGCGGAGCAAGCGGCAAAAAGAATCTCAGCAAGATGGCCGACAAGCGCAACGTGCGACCACTCCAGAAACCGAACAATCCCTTTCTTCCCGTGAGCTTGGAACGGAAGTTCACTCCCTACCTCCTCGAGGGCAACGTGATCGCCGTCCTCTCGGATGTCCACATTCCCTACCACAACACCCCGGCCCTCGAAGTGGCCCTAGCGCATTTCAAAAAGCGCAAAGTCGACACGATCCTCCTTAACGGGGATACGATTGATTTTTACCAACTCAGCCGTTTTGAAAAGGATCCTCGTGAACGCAGCGCAGCCGATGAGATTGCTGCGGTCAATGAGTTCCTGGACTACCTCCAATACAAGTTCCCAAAGGCAAAGATCATCTGGAAGGATGGCAACCACGACGAACGCTACACGAGCTATCTCAGGGTGAAGGCGCCGGAATTATTGGACATTCCGCAGTTCCGATTTCCCGATCTCATGTCCTTTGCCAACCGTGGCATCGAGTACGTCACCGACAAGCGACTCATCCACGCCGGAAAGCTCACGATCCTCCACGGCCACGAGTATCGTCAGGCGATCCTTGCCCCCGTCAACGCGGCCAGGGGATTTTTTCTGAAAGCCAAAGACAGCACCCTCACCGGACACCTCCACCAGACCAGCGAGCACACCGAGCCGACCGTGCGCTCAAAGATGATCACGTGTTTTTCTTCCGGCTGTCTCTGCGAACTTCACCCTCACTATATGCCGCTGAACCGATGGAACCACGGATTCGCCGTGGTCGAGATGGGTGGGGCAGGGGATTTCGAGGTGGAGAACCGACGGATCCACCACGGGGTTCTCCTGTGAGCGACGAGGCCTCCCAGGACGCCGATGGATGTGTCCGGTGGGGCCTCACCCTCGATGTCACGGTCGAAGGGATCGAACTCCCATTCCGGCTGCGGGTGGTGACCGATGACGAAAAGAAGATGCTGGAGGCCCTCTGCGAGTTTCAGCTCATGATCGTGGAAAAGGTCAGGGGAATGCCATGAAACTCCCCAAAAAGATCCAGATCAGGGAGCGCCGCCTCGGAAAGGAACGTGCCCTCGGGCTGGCTCATCATCCCGATATGATCGAGATCGATCCGGTCAAGCAGGGCAGCAGTCGTGAGCGACTTGACACGGTCATTCACGAAGGGATCCACCTTCTGCTGCCCGATGCCGGTGAGATGATGGTTCGGGCCTACGCCAACCGGCTCTCCGACCTTCTCTGGAGGGATAACTGGCGCAGGATTGAGTTTTAGGCGTGGGGATCGTGCCCGGAAGCGACCAAAATTTGCCGAGTCAAGATGTTCTGACGTTGGGCTTCTTCGGTCAGCAATTTTGTGGCTTTGATCTGCTCAGCCATTTTTCCATTCAAAGTCATGAGCTGGACGATCACAATGATTGGAAATAGCAAAGCAATCAGGGACAACGCTCCGGCAATTAATACCCCGAAAATCCCAAGGGCGGCTGCACTCTGAAGTGCTGAGGCCATGATAAATGGGTGCATGATTATTTTGTAATTTGTTGGAAATGATGGATTTCAGTCTTTTTTGTCACGGTCAGGGGGCAACGGATATCTCTTGTAAATGGCCTCACGGATGACATCGGTGATCTTGGTGCCTGGGCCACGTTTTTCAGCTTGTTTCTGTAAGTGAAGATACCACTCCTCGTTGAGTCGGATCAGCACTGTTTTATTCAATTTCATGGTGTCAATGTATATCAATGATTTCTTTTGCAAAGCTTTTTTTGATAAGCAAAAGAATTATATTGTATCAATATATATTTTTGTATATCAATCGTACAAATGAACGGAACAACATTGAACAAACAAGTGAACCTTCGTCTTGCAGAGCCAGTATTTAAGCATCTCCGCAAGCTTGCAGATGAAGAAGACCTGAAGGTTTCCGACATTATCCGCAGGGCCATCAAGGAGACGTACGGGTCACCCAAAAAAGAGAAAACCTTGTAATGCAACTGCTTAACAAGAGCCAACTTGCCGAGCAACTCGGTCGCAGCCCGACGTATGTCAGCGGAATGGTCCGCTGCGGCTACCGGATGAAGTTTGGGTCAAAGACCACGCTCAAACACGCCTTGGCATGGCTGGCCGACCAATCCGCGCTTTCTGCCGGCGGGTTCCGGCTTTCCCAGGCTTACCCTTCAATGGCCGTTCCAAAGTCGGCGAGGTCAGTGGGGCTGAAGGTACAGTCAACGCATCCACGCAGCAATCGAGGTCACCGGCTTCTAGCCGCGTGTAAATAGCATGGATCTCGCTGGAGGCATGACCAATGAATCGACGGGCCATCTGCTCGTTCACTCCAGCGCGGGCCAGCTTCGTGATCACGGTCACCCTGGTGCTGTGAAAACTGAAATTGCATCCAAGTCGCTCGAAAATGCGCGACCAGTCTCGGCTGGCCAGCCGGTGGAACTCCCACGTGCGGGTGGCTCCATCGGCCTTGAGCTTCAGGAGGAGTTTTTTTACCTCCGGCATGAGCTTTGTGGTGTGTCGGCGTCCTCCCTTCAAGGTGAAGGTGATCAGGTCGTGATCGAAGTCCACGTCGGAAATCGGCAGACTGGTCTCGGCCAGTCGGCAGCCTTGATTGATGGCAATGGTCCAGCAGATTTCCCTCCAGTCGGTTTTTTTGGGAAAACTGGCCTCAACCTTGGCTCGGTCGGCGTCACTGATGACCGGCTTTCTTTCTGGGGTATCGCGCTCGATGCCGAGCTTGCTGGCCGGATTCCGGTCGATCCACTCGCGGTTGTAGGCCTCAAAAAGGATTTTTCTCAGGATACGGAGGTCATGAATGGCCGTATTCCTGCAGACGCCCTGGGCGATGCGCCAGTCCAGGTAGGCGAAGCAGTGCTCCCGCTTCACCTCGGAGGCGGATCGGATTTCCTGCTTGGTAAAGAAGGACAAGAGGTTCTTCCATGCGCCCAGGTAGCTCTCCAGCGTTCCGTCGTTCTTGTTCTGGGAAGTGAGCCACGGAATCACCCAAACACTGAAAGCCCTCGGGGATCGATCCGATCTGGGGGCACGGCATTCCTCCATTTCTTTGGAAGCCCTCAGCTTTCTGGCCTCTCGGGTCTGTGCAACCGAATCATGCAGAAGGCCGGTGGACTCCTGAACCCGCTTTCCAGTGTCATTGAAGTACTTAATCCACCAGTAGGGGCTTCCTACCCGCTTGTACAGTGACGCCATAGTGTAGCCAGTGTAGCCAGAAACCCAAAAAAACCACACGCCAAAAGAGACAACCAAAGAGAAAACATGAAACTCCATCAGAGAAAACCATATTCATGGTTCAAATCCATGCGGGGCAGCTCCTGTGTTTATCAGGGTCTGCGGGTTAGTGTAGCCCACAGTGTAGCCGGATATCGGCAAGGGGGTGGCCTGTGATGGCCCTAATCTCCCTGATCGTGTTCCTGATCCTGATGTGGGGTCGGGATGAGTTTGCGGACCTTCTGGCCCGTTTCTTTGCTTTTTTTTTCAAAGGGGGTGCCGAGTGATCCGGCGCTTT